GTCGCCCAGTAGTACCGTAGTACATCAGGGGAGCGGCTCGGTCGCTGCTGCTGCATAGTTCCTATGGAAAGGTTGTGAAAAGGATTGAGCGCTCCCCTCGGTAGCCTAATGCATGCCATTGCGAAGACGTTGTCAACGACAGCAGGAACAGGTGGAGATTTTCTGCCTCTTCCGCTGGCTACGGATTTTATCAAATGGATCCGTGATCAGAACTTCTGTCGTCAGATCTTCCGTACCGTGACAATGCCGAACATGACGTTCGATTGGCCGAAGATTCTTTCGGCCGCGAAGGTCTATCTTGAATCGGAAGGCGGCACGGCTACCCAGACAAATGTCACAACCGGTACTGTACGGTTGACAGCGAAGAAACTCATGTCACAGATTCTTGCGACAGAGGAGCTTTACGAGGACGCGAACCAGGACTTCGACGTAATCATTCGTGACCACTTCGCATCCGCAGTTGCGGAAGCGGAGGAGGAATCAATGATCGTTGGAGATACCACTCATACCGCGACGGCGGTGTCGGAGGCCTTGGCCACAGAGGCCAACTGGTACACGAAGGATAACCGTCTCGCATGGGATGGTCTTCTGACCCTCGGTGGACGCATTGCGTCGTCTGCTCCTCGCGTGAATGCAGGATCTGCGGCCATGAGTACTGCTATCGCTCGTCAGATGATGTTCAACCTCGGCAAGTACGGGCGTGTCATGTCGGATCTCGTTATGTTCGTGAATCCGTGGTCGGCCAATGAGCTTCTCGATGATCCCAAGTTGGTGACCGTCGAAAAGTATGGGCCGAATGCCACGATCATCACGGGCGAGTTCGGGAAGCTGTACGGCAAGGTACGTGTGATCAACTCGGCGTTTGTCACCGATGGATCTGCGGTTATGACTCATAGGTCTAACCCGATCATCGGCGATCGCCGACAGATCAAGATCAGGGACGAGGAAGTCATCCAGAGCGACCAGCGTCGCACGGTCGTCAGCGTTCGCATGGATTTCAAGGTCGAGCATCAAGATGCGATCTGCCAGGCGTACTCGCTGAATGTTCCAAGCGAGGCTAGTTAGCAGATTAGTTAGTAGAACTCGGTGCCTGACAGGAACTGGCACAGCTTGTCAGGCACCGTATAACCGGATCTGAGAAGAGCATGGACCTTTCCACTCTAGTGGCCACCTTCCTCGAACATGGCATCCTTGGCACTATCGTGGTCGCTGAGGCAATTGTTATCGTGCGTCTGTATAACGATAGAGAGAGACTTTGGAAGTGTGTCTTCGATCTTCAGAACGAACGTCTTTCGGACTCGAAACAGCAGTTGGAGATAGTCAATTCTCTGAGAGAGATGTTCGAGTCTGCCCTCAAGGCATTGCGAGCAATGAGGGCCTAGATATCATGTCAAGCGTTGTCGAGATGGTACGTACCCTTCTTTGGCGAGTCCAACTCGGTAAAGAAGGGGGGATACGTCTAGGCGATAGGATCGAGGAGCGATCTGTGAAGGGTCGAGAGAAGACTAATGGAGATGGCAGGATTACTCTCGCAAAGTCTGTCGAGAGGAATCGAAAGCTTCAGGCCCTACGATCGTTGCAGATGAAAGGGGCCTTGTCACGCCTCAATCGGACCATCAAGGATTTCGGAACTGAATTGGTCATTACTGCAAAGACGAATGGCAATGGCCATGATACATACAAAGGAAGAGTGGTCCTATGCCTCCATCGAAGACCATGTACGAGCTGACGACGGTGATTAGTGTACTCAGGGCGATGTTCGTCATCGATGAGAACAAGGCCTATGCCTCGGATACGGAGAACTTGGTTGATACTGCCGGAACAGAGATGACGCTTCCGCACAAGGTTCGACGGATCAGAGTTGCTGTCAATGACGTGACAGCATTCTCCAGGGTTTGGTTCTGTTGGGGTGCAACTGACAGGACCGGCAATGTTGGAGGAAGGGTGCTTCTTCATCCGATGGCTCCACTTGAGATCATTCTCGAAAGGCCAGAGGATACATTCTGGTTCCGGCGCGTAGCAGCTGCTGGTACTGTCACGGCTAATCTTCTAGGTACACCCTAGTCTTGCGTTCCGTCATTGCTCGTTGCAGTCACAGGCTTATTCAATGGCAAACGATCGGAAGAACTTTGTAGATGCTACTCCGCCAACGACAAAGAACTTTGTCGGAGGCCTAGAGTCTAAGGGCTCTATCCAAGCCGTATCAGGTTCGGTCGAGGAGTTGGATCAGAGACCTACGGTCCATATCGAAGATGCAGATACAGAGTTTATTCTTCGTATTCCTAAAGCCTTCCTCGAAGAGACAGACAGCCATCAACTAAGAGAGATCATCTCATTGGTGACCAGTCGTCTTTTCCTGCCACTTCCCAATGAGCCTCAGTTTCTGACATATGGGAATCAGCATGTGGCGCCGAAGAAGTGCGCGATCTTCATGCAGCATATGCCGCACTACACTGGCGGGCGCTACAGTGTCTATCTTTGGGCGGTGATCCTATCTCAGTTCATGGACGTCACGCTCATCACGAACGCGCATCATCCATTCGAGAAGGACTTTGAGGGCTATAACCTGAGCAACTTCCATCTCGTGATTGATACTCGTTGGGGGCAGGACATTGCACAGAACGACTTCGACTTTGTAATTGGCGTGCCGAACCTCTCAGGCCAGTTTGCAATGGCCTATTCACAGAGGTTCGATATTCCTTGCTACCTGATTCTCTTCGAGTCACCGAACTTCGTCAGTGAATATCGTGAAGGGGAGGACTCGACTGAAGGTTATTGGGAGAACTACCGAAAATGTCTTGTCAGATGTGCCGGGATCATATGCCCATCGCACATGAGTGCAGAGAAGGCAGCAGAGTGGCTTCCTGAATACAAGGGGGAGTTCCATGTTCTCCATCCGGCACTGAACCAGGTCGTTGCGGATATGGCACTCCAGAGCATTGCAGAGCCTATGGCAGCACCTAGCAGAGAGATCGTAGAAGGGAAGACCGTGGATGATAGCAGACCTCACTTGCTCTATGTGAGCAGGATGGTCGGGTTCAAGAATCCCATTGCTGCCCTTGATGCGATCGCCAGGAAGATAGGAAAGGCAAAGGTCACGATCATTGGACGTGTCGGACCATCACCGGGCCAGATGATTGAGGACCATCGGAAGTTTTGGGAATCGAAGGGGCTTGAGGTTGAAGTCCTTGGCGTAAAGGATGATCGAACAAAGTTCGAGGCGATCAAGGCTTGCGATCTTATGCTCTTCCCATCCCAGTTTGAGGGATTCGGCATGCCGCCGATGGAAGCGCTCTACTTCGAGAAACCGTGTGTTTGCTACGAGCTGCCGGTTCTTCGGAAGAGCTATGGCGATCATCTGAACTATGTCGAGCGGGGCAATGCGGAGGCCTTTGCTGATGAGGTCAAGAGACTCATGGCAGATCCGGATCTTAGAGCTGAGATCGGTCGTAAGGGCAAGCGTCACATTCTGCGCTGGGCGACGGTTGAGGCATGTGCGGGGGCAATGGACAAGGTATTCGGAATCCAGAGTGTTGCAAAGGGCCTCTCTGTTGGCATGATAGTATTCAATGGCGAGACCTATCTGCGAGAGGCGCTCGACGGCGTCTACGAGGCCGCTTATGAGATCATTATCGTTGAGGGCGCGGTTCGTGGAATGTGGCGGCATGCAAATCCTGATGGCTCCAGTACGGACGCAACGCGGCACATCATCGCTACGTACCATGATCCAGACAAGAAGATCTCCTTCGTGATACCGCAGGAAGGATGTAGGTGGGGGACAAAGGTCGAGATGCAGAATGAAATTGCCAGTCGTGTAACTGGCAAGATCTACCTGAAGCTCGATGCCGATGAAGTATGGAAACCGCAGGACCTGTTCAGAATGCTCCGTCTCTTTGAGGAAGATCCTGCCCTGGACGTTCTCAAGGTTGGCTTCCATCATTTCTGGACGAGCTTCGGAACGGTCGCTACGGGCGGAGGCCAATGGGAATCAAAGATTCCTCGGCTTTGGCGCTGGCGCCCTGGCTTCAATCATGGTCCGTCGTTCAACTACTTCCTCGATGAGTCAGGAGCCAAGGTTGATGAACCTGACTACAAGGTCGGAATTGTAGAGGACCGAGTGGTCTATCACTTCGGCTACGTGCAACCAAGTGGATACGTACAGACGAAGATCGGCTATATGGCAGGGCGTGGGATCGAGCGCAAGGTCGAGGATACCTATACCAACTGGAAGCCGGGGCAGGTTACTCAGCCATGTCAGCAGAACGGGTCTGCGGTTGCGTTTGAGGGAGAGCTTCCAATTGTTATGATAGGCCATCCGTACTATGGAATTGATGATGTCAGGGAGATCTGATGGCAAAGAAACCAAGTGTCTGGGTCTATTCCAGATCTGATCATATCAAGGGATCGAGTAGATTCAATTGGGGCGACTTCTGGGTGAAGGAATGCCTGCAAGCCGCACTTGCTATGAACGGTTGCCATGTCCAGGGCAACTCGCCTGCCGATCTCAATGTCTTCTGTTGGGGTCGTGCGCCAGGTAAGCGCATCCCTAAGCAGGGCATCAATGTCGCATGGTTCTATAGTCGACCGGAACAGATGACGGATGCGGAGCTTGACCGTTACGATCTGGTCTTCTGTACCTCTGCGAGCTATGTCAAAGAAGTAGAAGCGCGACATCGGATCATTCATCTGCCAGTCTGTAGTCATCTGTTTGGCACGGCGGATCCACAACCTGTAGATTGTCCAGATGTAGTCTTCATTGGGAATGCAAGAAATGGGCACGGTGGGAGGCCGATAGCAAGATACTTGTCTGGTCTTCCGAGCTTGCCCTTTAGTTTTGGTATCTGGGGAGTTGGGTGGAGAGATACCAATCCTTATTGGCGGGGGCGTTATTATCCTTTCGATCGATTGCAGGATCTTTATGCAACTGCGAAAGTCGTTCTGATTGATCACTATCCACAAATGGCCGAGGGAGGATTCCTCAAGCATCAGGTTCTTGATGTGGTCGCGGCAGGTGGATTG